AATGACGAAAGGCTCTAAGAGTTCGCAGTATGAAGGCGCATATGTTAAAGATCCAATTTGTGGAATGCATGAATGGGTCGCGTCCTTTGACTTGAACAGTCTGTATCCGCATTTGATCATGCAGTATAATATTTCAATGGAAACTCTAATTGAGCCAAAGAAGTATAATGATAACATGCGTGGATTTATTTCCAATAACAATATCAATGTGAACAATCTGCTTGATCAACAAATTGATACGAGTGTCCTTAAAGAACTTGGTGTGAACGTAACACCAAACGGTCAACTGTTTACGAATAGTTTCCAAGGTGTAATGCCTGAGATTATGGATAGTATGTACAAAGATCGTACACGCTATAAAAAGTTGGCGCTTGAAGCCAAGAAGAAAATCGAAACTGTTCTTGAAGATAAAAATCAGGTTGAGTATCTTGAAAAGCAAGTCGCTCGCTATAATAATCTTCAGTTGGCTAAAAAGGTTACACTGAACTCTGCTTACGGTGCGATGGGTAACCAATACTTCCGTTTCTTCGATATTCGAGTTGCCGAAGCAATTACTACGGCAGGTCAATTGTCGATTCGTTGGATTGAAAAGAAGATCAATGACTATATGAATAAATTGCTCAAGACTAACGGTGAAGATTATGTCATTGCTTCGGATACTGACTCAATCTATTTGAACATGGGTCCGTTAGTTAAGAAACTTTATCCTGATACTTCTGACACCAAGAAAGTTATCAAGTTTATGGATAAAGTTTGCGATGATAAGATTCAACCTTTCATCGATGCTTCTTATGAAGAATTAAAAGAATACATGAATGCGTTTCAGCAGCGTATGGAAATGAAGCGTGAGTCTCTTGCTGATAAAGCAATCTGGACTGCAAAGAAGCGATATATTCTCAACGTACATGATAGCGAAGGTGTTGCTTATGCCAAACCTAAACTCAAGATCATGGGTCTTGAGGCTGTCAAGTCGTCAACACCATCTGCTTGTCGTACAAAGATTAAAGAAGCAATTAACATTATTATGACTCAAAGTCAAGATGATCTTCACAAGTTTATTAATAAGTTTCGCGAAGAATTTAAAGAGTTACCAATTGAAGATATTTCGTTTCCAAGATCTGTGAATGGACTGACTGAATATTCAGACGCTGCTCATATCTTTAAGAAGGGAACGCCGATTCATGTAAAGGGTGCTCTTGTATACAATCACTTCCTACGAACTCTGAATCTAACCAAACGCTATCAATTAATTCAAGAAGGCGAAAAGATTAAATTTGTATACTTGAAGCAACCGAATATCTTCAATAACAATACACTGGCTTTTATTTCGGGTTTACCTAAAAAATTAGATGCCGAACAATACATAGATTATGATCTCCAGTTTGAGAAATCATTTCTTGAACCCTTGGATATCATCTTATCAGCAATAGATTGGCAGTCGGAAAAAGTTGACAATCTAGATTGCTTTTTCTCATAAAATAGTATACAATACATATATCGCAAATACGGAGAATACAAATGAGCCTACTCGATAAACTCAAGAAAAACTCTACAATCAAGGACACTGCAATTCTTTCTCGTTCAATCTTCTTCGAAGAAAAAGATATGATTCAAACGATGATTCCCGCAGTGAACGTTGCCTTGTCTGGTTCTCTTGACGGTGGATTTACTCCTGGTCTCACGATGTGGGCTGGTCCGTCCAAGCATTTCAAGACTGCCTTTAGTTTGATCATGGCAAAAGCATATCAGGACAAGTATCCTGATGCTGTAATTCTTTTCTATGATTCTGAGTTTGGTACTCCACAATCATATTTCGAGAACTTCGGTATTGATAAGGAGCGTGTTGTTCATACTCCTATCACTGATGTTGAACAATTAAAGTTTGACATCATGAATCAGTTGACTAACATTGAGCGTGGTGATCGCGTGATGATTCTGATTGACTCAATCGGTAATCTTGCTTCGAAGAAAGAAGTTGAAGATGCTATTGAACAGAAATCCGCTGCGGACATGACTCGTGCTAAGCAAATAAAATCCCTGTTCCGTATGGTCACCCCGCACCTTACGCTGAAGGATATCCCGATGGTTGTGGTGAATCACACATATATGGAAATTGGTATGTTTCCAAAAGCCATCGTCGGCGGCGGAACAGGCTCCTATTACTCTGCTGATAACATCTATATCCTCGGTCGTCAGCAGGAAAAAGATGGTGCTGATTTGGTTGGCTATAGTTATATCATCAATATTGAAAAATCTCGCTACGTTCGTGAGAAGTCAAAGATCCCTGTTACTGTTAAGTTTGATGGTGGTGTTTCTCGCTACAGTGGCTTACTTGATATGGCTCTTGAATCTGGTCACGTGACCAAGCCATCAAATGGTTGGTACTCACGCGTCAATACAAAAACTGGCGAAGTTGAAACCAAAAAGTGGCGTTTGAACGATACTGACACTGCTGAGTTTTGGGATGATATTCTTTCCGATGAATCTTTCAAGGATTGGGTCCGTGAGAATTATTCTTTCGGTGCAATTAATGAATCTGTTAGTACCGAGGAAGAAGATGCTTAAAGAATTAATCGCTAAACTTGAATTTTGGTACGTCAAAAAATTCTTCAAAGTAGAAAAGCAATACACATTTTTCTTGGATCTCAATGGTCCACCTGGAAGTTTTGCTGTCAAATTTTTGGGCAAATACGATGGTGTAATTGTTGAATTCACCGAAGTCAAAGTTACTGATGAAGGTTTGATGAATTTTGATTATGATGTTATCTCAAATGTAAACAATGCAAATACAAAAAGTAAATCATTTGAACGGTTTACTTCTAATGTTATGCGTAGTATACTTCTGAGTGCTATTGAAAATGCGATAAAGGAAGAGCATGAAAACAGAAACACTGATCCTGTCCAATCTGATTCGGAACGAGTCCTTCATGAGGAAGTCGCTTCCATTTCTGAAGAAAGAGTACCTGACCGAAAGCCACGAAAGAAAGGTGTTCGAGGAGATAAGGGAGTTCATCCTAAAGTATAACAGTCTGCCTCCAATTGCAGCACTGGAGATTTCTCTCAAGGAATCTAGCAAACTCACTGAGATTGAGTTAAATAAGTCACTCGAACTGCTAAAGGAAGTAGCAAGTGACAAGTCAGAACAAAAACTCGAATGGCTTCTTGACACTACAGAAAAGTTTTGTCAAGAAAAAGCAATCTATAATGCTATCATGGACAGCATTCAGATACTCGATGGCAAAGATCAAGCGAGGGGCAAAGGAAGCATTCCTACTCTTTTGTCTGATGCTTTGGGGGTTAGTTTCGATCCTCATATTGGTCACGACTTTTTGGATAATTACTCTAATCGGTATGATTTCTATCATCGTATCGAAAAAAGAATCCCATTTGATCTTGAATACTTCAACAAGATTACTAAAGGAGGACTGCCACAAAAGACCCTTAACATTGCTCTTGCAGGTACTGGCGTCGGCAAGTCTCTGTTTATGTGTCATATGGCTGCTAGTTGCCTGGCTCAGAACTACAACGTTCTTTACATAACTCTTGAAATGGCTGAGGAGAAGATCGCTGAACGTATTGATGCGAATCTTCTCAATGTAAATCTTGACGACCTTATGAACATGCCGAAAGACATGTATGAGCGTCGTATGGAAAAACTAAAGAATTCCATGAAGGGTAAGTTGATCATTAAAGAGTATCCAACTGCCTCTGCCAATCCTGCTCACTTCCGTGCGTTGATCAATGACCTCGCACTGAAGAAAAACTTCAAGCCAGATATTATCTTCGTTGACTATCTAAATATATGTGCGTCAGCAAGGATTAAGGCTGGCGCGAACGTTAATAGTTACACTTACATTAAGGCTATTGCAGAGGAATTACGAGGTCTTGCGGTAGAGAATAATGTTCCGATTGTCTCAGCAACTCAGACAACTCGCTCAGGATTTAGTAACTCGGATCCTGGGCTCGAAGACACTAGTGAGAGTTTTGGTCTACCTGCCACTGCTGATTTCATGTTCGCTCTTGTTAGTACTGAAGAACTGCAGCAGTTGAACCAGATTCTTGTGAAGCAGTTGAAGAACCGCTATAATGATCCGAATCTTCATAAGAGATTCACTGTTGGTATTGATCGCGGCAAAATGAAATTGTATGACCTTGAGCAAAAGGCTCAAGATGCCGTGATGAAAGAAGCCGAGTCTAAACCTGTATTCGATCGAGGTCGTAGCAGTGACAAGTTTAAAAATCTTAAAGTGTAATGCAACTTAAAAGAATTGAAAAGAAGATAAACAAACTTGCTCCGAACTGGGTGGGCAAAAAACATATTCCCTCAATGATTCGTCAGTTAAACAAGGAGTTTAAAAGAACTCTTGTATGTTTTTCTTCTGAGCGATTTGATGACGATTACTATGAGGATCATAACGTTATTGTAAGCGGTCATTACTGCAATCGAATTTCCGATATTATCCCAGAACACATTTATATTTGCTTAAACTTTCCAAAAGGTCTTAAAAAGATTAAGATAACTGAGGAAGGTGCCAAGAATTTAGCAATTAAAATTACTCGCGCCATTCATCACGAGTACAGGCATAAGCATCAACAAAGAAAAAGACCATTCTTACTCCAAAAGCCATATAAGCCAAAGCCAAAACAAAATAAGTTCAAGGCTACATATTATGGGAATCCAGATGAACTGGACGCACACGCTTACGAAACACAGGCTGAGCATCTAGATATAAATAAACTCAGACGCGCCCATAAAATTGGTTGGAAAGAATCCGAAGCAATTTTTATGTACCGACAAAATTTTCGTAAGCAAGACCCTAAAGTATGGAATAAGTTTTTGAAGAAGGTTTACAAAAATAATTTATGACTACATTTGTGACTGGTGGTTTGGGATTTATTGGTTCTAATTTTGTAATCTCTCACCTAAAAAAATATCCGAACGATGAGATTGTTGTTATTGATAATAATTCATACTCAGCAAATATTAATAATTTGAGTGGTTATACAGATGATTGGCGTTTAAGTATTCGTCATCTTGATATTCGTAATTTCAGCGAAGTCAAGAGGTTTTATGACCTATATGAACCGCATATTACTTTCCATTTTGCTGCTGAATCTCATGTGGATAATTCCATTCTTGGCGACGATATATTCGTGGATACGAATATTGGTGGGACTCACAACATACTAAAATGCGTTCGTGAGTTTGGTGGTAAACTTGTACATGTATCTACTGATGAAGTTTTTGGTAGTCTGACTTCAGACGAACCATCATTCACAGAGACAACCCCATACAATCCTCGTAATCCGTATTCTGCTACAAAAGCAGCCAGCGATCATCTTGTTCGCTCATATGTGAACACACATCGAATTGATGCCGTAGTTACTAACTGCTCAAATAACTACGGTCCTCGTCAACATCGAGAAAAATTTATTCCAACGGTAATTCGTCATATCAAGAATAATACACCTGTTCCAGTATATGGCACAGGTCAAAATGTTCGTGATTGGCTCTACGTTGAAGATCATTGCGAAGCATTACTCGCTATTGGTCAAAACTTTAAATCTGGTGAACGCTATAATATTGGCGGTGGAACTGAAATGACTAATGTTGGAATGGTTGCATTAATTCTTGATATCATGGGCAAACCAATACACATGTACCAATCTTGGATTAATTTCGTAAGCGACCGTAAAGGTCATGACTTTAGATATTCTATGAATTCAGAAAAGATCTTTAAAGAACTTGGTTGGTCAGCAAAAACTAAAATCGCAGAAGGTCTTGAGAAAACTTTGGAGTGGTACAATGCATAAGGGAATTATTTTATCAGGTGGTTTAGGTACTCGTTTGTACCCATGTACCGAAGTTACATCAAAGCAGTTGCTTCCAGTTTATGACAAGCCACTGGTTTACTATCCGCTGTCCACATTGATGATGGCAGGTATTCGAGATATTCTGATTATCAACTCACCTAACGATAGCGAACAATTTAAACGTTTGCTTGGTGATGGCTCTCAATGGGGATTGAATATCACTTATATGATTCAACCTGAGCCAAAAGGAATCGCTGAGTGTTTCCTTATTGGTAAAGATTGGATCGGTGATGACGACGTTGCTCTTATTCTTGGCGATAATATTTTCTACGGAAATGATTTAATTAATCGCTTCAACCGAGCAACTTGGAAACGTCATGGCTGCACTTTATTCGCTTATCATGTAAATGATCCTGAACGATTTGGTGTTTTGAAGTTAGATAGTCAATCAAACCCAATTGAAGTTGTTGAAAAACCAAAAGAGCCACCTTCGAGTTATGCCGCCACAGGTCTATATTTTTTCGACAATCGAGTTGTTGACTATGCGCATATGATTTCACCATCAGCGCGTGGTGAACTTGAAATTACAGATATTATTAACAAATATATCCGCGCTCATGATTGTAGAGTTGAGTTTTTAAATCGTGGTATCGCTTGGATTGATACAGGAACATTTGAATCGTTAGCAGAGGCATCAGTATTTGTCGGTTCTGTTCAACGTAGAACAGGAATGATGATTGCATGCCCTGAAGAAATCGCTTTTCGTAATGCTTGGATCACAGAAAGAGAAGTAGAGGCTCAGGCTGATAAGTATGCGAAGTCAGATTATGGTAAGTATTTGTATAAAATTATTCATACGAGGTTTTAAAAGATGAACATCCTAGTAATTGGTCGTGGTTGGACTGGAAATAAGGTTTTTAATGAACTTGTAAATCGTGGACATCTCGTAACTTTTTGTTCTAACGCTCAAGCAGTTGAGGCTTTATACACAAACAAGTATGTTTGGGCTGTAAATTGCGCTGGAGTGACGGGAAATCCTAACGTTGATGCCTGCGAATCGGATAAAAGAAATACGATTTATGGAAATGCGGTCTTTCCTGTCCTTTTAGCCGATGCTTGCGCAAGAAATTTCGTAAGATTAGCCCATTTTTCAAGCGGATGTATCTATCAAGGTGAAATTAATGATGTGAATGCTGAGCCGAACTACTTTGGAAGCATTTATTCGGTTGCTAAAGGCGTGTCAGATGCCTATTTGGGTGATAAAGCACAAGTTTATCGCATTCGAATGCCGTTTACAGGAGCAATTGAACGTAAAAACTACCTAATGAAAGTGTATAATTACGCCAAAAACGGTAAACTAGTTGATTTCGGTCAAAATTCTATCACTGATTTGGACGAAGCCGTTCGAGTAGCCTGTGATTTGATTGAAGCCGATGATGCTAATGGTTATTATAACCTAGTGAACAAGGGTTCAATCAATATGCACGAATTGGCTGACCTTATGGGAATCAATCCACAGTGGTATACCCCTGAAGAATTCAAGCAGGTAACGGTCGCTGCTCGCTCAACCTGTGTGATTCCAGCCTATGAAGGAATGTCAGACGTTCGTGAAGCACTCACGAAGGCGATTACAAAGATTCGAAATGCCTAAATATTCTCGTAAGCATCCCACAGTGTGGAGAGAATATGTTAGGGTTTCGTTCCTACGTCAAGAATCTATTAGATGAAGCCGCTGGCGGCGGTATTCTACATCTAGAACATCCAGCCGACTTACACTTCGATAGCGAAGAAGGTTCTCTCCACACTTTAAATACTCTCAAAGGTGTTGCCAACGGCACAACCCCGATCACTCGTAAGATTGATGATCGTATTTCCTTTCAATTAATCAAAGGCGAAAACGGGAAGGTTGGTGTTAAGTACAAAGGCACTGGCGCACAATATGCCTTTTCTCCAGCTGAAGTAGATAAGCATTATGGCGAAAAACCATATGCAGGATCACTCAAGGCAGTTTTAGCCAACGCTGGTAAAGTTCTTCCTCATCGTACAGGCGAATTTCAAGGTGGGTTTGCTTCTACTCCAGAAGAAAGAGAAACAACTTCTACTACCATTGCACATACTCCAAATACAATTAGGTATGCTGTTCCTAGACGATCGCCAGAAGGACAAAAACTTGCACGCTCAAAGGTAAGTATGGCTATTCATACTGAACTTTCTGGTGCAGAAAGAATACCAACTCCAATTTTAAATACTTCTGAGTTTCGTTCTCACCCTGATGTTCACTTAATTAATCATGTTGTTCCGAATGAAGAACGCCAGATCCTGCCACAACATAAAGAAAAGGCTGCAAAACATTTAGAAGCAGCCGAATCATTACTTGCTGATCATGATCATTCTCATACAGCAGGTCATAGCCAAACTCTACGCCAATATGTAAACAGTTTAGTTGAGTCAGGCGCACCTGCATCTGCTAAAGGTTATGGTAAGTGGCTAAGAGAATATCATAATAAAAAGATTGCCACAGTAAAAACTGAAAAAGCAAAAGCAACTAAAGCAGCTGCTCGCGACGCAGCATTAGATCACGTTAAAACTAATGCTGATGCGTTTGACCGAACATTTACAATTCACAATCATCTTCAGCAAGCAACAAATGAACTCGCTAAGAGTTTAGGCAAAAGTGCTCATGGTGGATATGAGCACACATTCGCAGGAACAGATCAAAAGACTGGTCCTGAAGGATTTGTTGCTAAACATGGAACTGGTATTCCACTTAAGATTGTAGATCGTTCACCAGAAGGATTTGCTGCTGCCAATCGCGCCAGATCTGCTCGCTTTAAGAAACCTAAATTAGAAGAAGGATTTATTTCTACATTAGGCAAACAAGCAGTAAAAATGTTTAAAACACCTGACAC